CGGCACCGGCCGCTCCGCGGTCGGATGCCAGCCGTCGGTGACGTGGTGCACCAGGTGCACCGCCGCGCCCGTCTCGCGGGCCAGCGCCTTGCACTCACGCATGAGCTGCTTGAGCATCGCGTACTCGTCCTTGTGCCCTTCCAGGTACACGTCAGAGGCGATGTCGATGACCACCTGCTGGGGCCAGCAGCCCTCCATGACGGCGTAGGCGTACACCCCCAGCCACACGTCATCCAACGTGGGATTCGGCGTGAAGTCGAAGCGGAGGAAGTCGTACTCGCTGAGCAGCTCCGCCGCACGCGCCAGGTGTGGCGAGTCGGGCTTCAGCCACTCCTCCGTCGTGGCCGTGGGCTCCTTGGTGATGATCCCGAGCATGCGCGAGGCGATCGTGTTCTCGTCCGAGTCGGTACTGAAGACCATCGTCGACACGCGCATGTTCATGATGGCGTTCATGATCGCCATGGTCTTGTAGCTGGCCGACGGGCCAGCCCACAGGTGCAGGCTGTTGCGCCGAATGCGCATACCGCGCTCGGTCCAACTGGGAAACGCGGGTGGCAGGGGTTCTTGCCCCACCACACCGCGCTTCACCATGCGGGAGATGCGTTGCACTACTCTCCCCGTCGACAGGTACGGCACGCGCGATTGCCACGCGGATAGCGGTACGTGTTCCCCTCCGTGTATTCGTGCCCCTTGGGGCAGTGGGTCTTGCTGCGACTTATGGCCGCAACAGCGACACCCGCCTTGCCGCGTCGAGCGTTCTCGGCGTGGGTTACGGCCTCCAAGTGAAGGGGGGCCACGCAGGAAGGGTTGCGGCAGAGGTGATCTATCTCCATCCCGTCCGGGATGGAGCCGTAGGCCAGCTCGTACGAGACGCGATGGGCACCGACCATGCCCCGCCTCCCGGCGGGGCTGAAGCAGCCGTAACCCTGGGGGGTCTTGCCTGCCAACCACAGCATGCATCCCTGCTCATTCGGCAGGGCCACCTTCGCCCAGAATCTCCGTTGGGCCTTCTCGGAGGATTCCGTCAGGCCCGTATTCCCTGACAGGGATACCAGCCTCCTTCGCTAGTCGTACTGTCATCTGCGTTCCAGAACCGCTCACCTCTGGAAAGGCGAGCACGAGATCGGCCCCCGCCTCCACCATGCGCCGGTTGCGTTCCGGCCCGGCCTGCGGGCCGCGCTCCCAGTTCGCCGGAAAGCGCACCTCTGTGCAGCCGAGGTCTTTTCCGAAGAACTCGAACCAGAGGCGTGCGTCATGGTCGGCACCCGTAGCGCATGCGCCGTGACGCAGTTCGAACGGGCCGTGTTCCAAGAACGTCTTTGTGAGTGCTTGGAACACGGCCTGCGCGTCAGGCCAGGCGCGGGAGCCGGTGACGATCACCCTCACGACGTGACAGGGAACCCCTGCTGGGCAATCCATCCTGCGATGGAGGGCTCCAGCCAGTACGTCCCCTTTCCACCCCATTGGACCTTGCCCCGGAGGTAGTCCGCCGACTGCGTGCCCTGTGCGCGGAGCGCCTTGAAGCGGTCCTTGTCGTTGAAGGGCACGTCCACCATGGCCCACCCTGCCGGGCGGGGCTTGGTCTGCGGGCCTCCGCCCTGCTGCCCCCCCCAGCCGCCGCCCTGCTGAGGGGGCGGGCCCTGCCATCCACCCTGTCCGGGCGGGGGCCCCTGGTAGCCGGGCGCCTGAGGCGCCGAGACGTTGGGCCCGAAGGGCGGGGGGGTGGACGGAGTCTGCCCGTACTGCCCCTGCGGAGGGCCAGGAGGGGCCTGGGGCGGCCCCGCCGGGGATACGGGACCCATCCCCGCACCGATCTGTCCCTGCACCCGCAGAGAGGCCATGGCAGCCGCGATGTTCGCGTACACGCCATGAGCTTCAAGATCATTTAGAGTCGCCGTGATCTCGGCGGCCGTGTTGCCACGCACCGTAATCATCGGTTCGCCCGTGACCTTGAAGTTCACGGAAATGGGGGCCTCCGGCAGAGGTCCATGTTCCGGGTAGGACGGAGCCCAGGACTCCGCCGTCACGGCGGGAACGGGGTTCTCCCCCGCCGGGGCGCTCATCTCTCCCCAGTCGACGCCCTCAGCGTCGGTGCCCTGCATGTTCTCTTCAGTCACGCCGTTCCTCTCAGTGCATCCGCCACAGCGTGGCGAAGAAGAAGCCGAAGGCGGCCATCATGACAAAGATGGCCGCCTTCCAGCGGTTCACGGCCCGCTTTTGCGCTGTGCGCGCACCGCGCGTGCCGACATCGCGATGACCAGCAGTGCCAGCACGTAACAGATGAGCGCTGCCGCCACGTGGCGTACATCCAGGCGCTCGAAGAGCATCACGGTGCCGACGATCGTGGCGCCGAGCGCCACGAAGAAATCGGAGGGCCAGGGGCCCACGAAGGAGGCGATCACGCCTCCCAGACACAGGCCGATACCGATGTAGCCGAAGACCTCAGTGGCGCTCACTCGTCGTCCTCGTGATCGTTGTGGTCCCCGTCGAACGGCTGCGTCGTACCGGCGCTGCCGTCGTTGTCGTTCTCGTCGTTCTTCTCGTGCTCTCCGCTCATCGCCTCTCCTCCTAGCTGGTGATCTTGTCGATTGCCTTCCGGATCGCCCCCAGGGGGGCCGTGCCGTCCGGGTGGTCCAGCTCAAGCAGCGCACCGACGCCCATGACAACGGCATCAACGCGCTTGAGCTGCACTTCGGTTAGGTGATCCTTGGCGATTCCGGTGGGGATCAGCTCACCCTTCTTCACGCCACGGACGTACCGCTTGCCGTCAACCTGCGGCTGGCGTGCGCGCACCGTGCGCGCCGTCATGCCGATGGCTCGCTGATACAGGTAGTCCTGAAGGTCGGCGTAGTCCCGCCCTTCGGCGCCCGCCGCCTTGGCGCGGGCGGTGATGTTGCGGTAGTCCTTCCGCTCCTGAATGCGGATGATGCGCTCCTGAACCTCACGCTTGGCGCCGAGAAGCTGTCCCTCCGTGGCACCAGGTGCGAGGTAGAACCCCTTGGTCCGCAGGGCGGGAAGAACCTCGTCCGTCACCCAGTCCTGGAAGGGGTCCGCCTCGGGCCGATCACTACGCAGGGCGAGGCGATAAAGACCACCCTCTGTGACGATGAGGGGGGCGGAGCCGCGTCCCCGCAGGTCACGCCAGGTACCCCCTGAAAGGGTATTATACTGAGAGTGACGAAGGAGACGCTTCGCCTTCTCTGAGTCGCGGTAACCGAGGGCCTTCGCCAGGTCGGTCAGGATGAACTGTGGCTGCCCGTCCTGCTGGACAACACGGATACTGGCGCTGAGGGGTCCATAGTCGAACCGTTCGAGGTCTGTCATAAGCCCACGGTATCAGGGGCTATGGACCCCTCCTAGAACGGCGGGCAGTCCGGCGAATCCGGGTCGTACAGATGCGCCAGCTCTCCGCCGTTGATGTAACAGGCGTCCTGTACGTCGCACATACGACACGCAGGACCCTGATGCGCCGGGAACACGTTGCTGTCCACGGCCCTCGACAGATTTCCGAAGAGCCTGCCGACGTATTCGGGGGTGTACTTCTCCAGGCTGAACGCCTTGCCGAGATCGCCTTCGCGGTTCATGAAGGCGGCCCCCGTCGAGGCCTTCATGCCGTAGAGGAACTCCCATCCGGCCTTGTACACGCCGAACTGAAGGGCGATGCGCGGACCGCGCGAGCCCGTCTTCAGATCGATGATGTGGTGCTGGTTCAGCGAGGGCGTGTAGAAGATCCGGTCCGCGTACGCCTTGATCTCCTTGTCACACCCCGGAGGGGTGAACGACAGATCGGTCTCTATGCCGATCGCCGGATCGTCGCCCTTGTCGTTCTCGTCGACCCAGATCACGTAGTCCGTCGCACGGCGCCACTTGATGTAGTTGCCGACGAACAGGGGACCGTTCTTCATCCACCTGTCGTAGGTCTCGGGGGCCGTCTTCGGCCCCGCGTGACGCCAAAGTGTTCGGTCGGGTTCTTTTTGGGTGATCTCGTCAACTTCGCGATCGAAGGCAACGGCAAACTCGTCCCCGATGGAGAACTTCGGACGGCCGACGGGATCCCGCAGAGTCCAGCGGTCGTACTCCTCGGTCGCAGCGTGAACCGCAGAACCCCCGGCAAACCACCATGCGGGGAGTGCGGGGGCCCTGCGGATCTTGCGCAACTCCACCTGCTTCGGACACTGGAACCAGGTGTCCAGGGTGGAGTAGGACAGGTGCTTGATCTCACCCAGCCTTGGTTGCGGCTCCGTGCTGGGGGCTGATCGTCGTGCCATAGATGCGACTCTGCTTTCCGACGCGGTTCTTGACGACACGCGGCAGGGAGCGGGTCAGGTGCACGTCCCGCTTCCGGTACCAGGACATGGAATCTTCCCTGCCGGAGACCGGCCCCTTCATGAAGATCCACTCGCCGTCTTCGGTCTCGCCAACGTAGTACCCGTGTACGACACCGGCCGAGGAGCGCACCCACCCGTCGCCCTTCACGGGCGCCTGTGCGGGCCACTCGCGCTCCGGCAAGGGCAGGTCGACAACCTTCTGCCTGCGCGCCTCTCTCTGCGCCCTGAGGGCCTCCAGGGCCTTCTCGTGGGCCGACACCAGTTGATTGACCAAGCTCAGAGACAGGCCCATGATGCGGGCCGCTTCCTTGCGGCCGTAATGAGGGGTGTTGGCCAGCCGGTGGGCGAGAGCTTCGTACTCCCGCCTGCGGGGGCCTTCCATGTTCCTGACCCTGTCCGTCAGCAGGCGTCTGACTTCCGCCCGCTCCAGCGGGTCGGCACCGCCGAACACTCCCTCGATCTCTCCGAGGGAGTCCCGCAGGCAGGCGTACTTCACGGGACAGGGGCCGCAGATCTTCTTGGCCCTCTCCCAGGATGCGGCCACCTTCTTCGTGGGGCCGGTGGTCATGACGTTCACCGAGTGGTCGGTGAAAAACAGGTCGTCCGCCATGCCCTTGCAGGCGGCGTTCTTGACCCATTTGCGTTCAAGATCAACTATCACCTTCTCGTCCTTCCGGATGACGGGGGCAGGTGCCGTCATCGGCGCCGCCCCCTTCTGCTCGCCAGACCTCCGTTCGCCTGCCGCAGCGGCAGGCGGGTCCATAGTTGCGCTTCAGGAAGTCCTCGCTGGGGGTCCAGTCGGGGGTGATCTCACCCAATATTTCGGGCGTCAGCGTGAAGCGCATCGGATCGTAGCTTGCCTCCACACCCGGAACGGGTGAGCCCAACTGGCTTGTGTACTCCGTGAGTTCGGCCATGCGGGCCTCGTCCCACGCTTCGTTGGGGTTGCGAATCAAGGGCACGAGCGTGAACTTCCCCGTGCCCTTGCGGGTCTTGTAGTCCCAGGCGAACCGCTCGCCGACCCCCCGAGCCCGCGCCGAAGCGCGGGTGGACAGGGGGCCGACGGCGGCCGTGTAGGACTCCGTTTCGCTGAGACGGAAATGCCCGAGGACAACCAGGTTGTAACTCTTGGCCTGGATGTCCTCGCATGCGGAGATGACCTCTTCGACCACCGTGCTCGCCAGTTCTTCGGCGAGATCCTCGGCCGAGAGAGCGTCGTTGCCCTCTCGGCTCAGAAGGTCAGCGGCGGCCTCAGCTACCCGCTTCTGGATCTTCTTCAGTTCCCCTGGAGAGGGCATCAATGCGGTCCTTCACTGTGGTGCTGTGCATGGCGACGGCCGCCCCGATGACGGCATAGGAAAGCCCCTTCCCCCAGGCCAGAGCCAGCACCTTGTCGCGGGCCTCGACGGCGTCATCAATGGCCTGCTGCGCCTGCAAAATCTGTTGCAGGAAGTAACGTCGGTCACGCGGGGTCAAGCTGAAAGTTTTCTTCAGCCGTGCACCGCGCGGCGTGAGCTCCTTGGTCATTCGCTCTCCTCGCTGATGGCCTGCGACCAGTCGAATCCGGCGACGGCAGGGATCTGCTCCCTGACTTCCCAGCGCAAGATGCTGATCTTCGCGTCCTGCGCGTGGGCGTTCCACGCCTTTGCGATCAAGGAATACCGCAACGGGCGCTGACCGGCGCCCGACATGGCCACCCAGGAGGACATGAAGCGGTCCCGCAGGCGCAGCCGGGGGTCGTCGGCATCCATCCCCGTTCCGTGGTGGATGGACTCCAGCCACGCGGGGATCTTGTCGGCGTGCTCCGTGCGGCTGGCCTGCGCCAGCACCGCCGCATGCTCCGGCACGGCAATGCGGGTGGGCCTGTGCAGCGTGGTG